ATAAGTGGATTTCCGAAAGGTGATTCATTCATTTTTTTGTTAAACTTTTCATGTATGGATCTTCCTTCTTGCACTAGATCCTTTAATTTTATTGACTTACCCATATTAAATACTCCAAAAAAAAAATATGTATATGCTATAAGTATGGGGTAAAATAATTTTACCCCATAATTTTCTATACTTCATCTTGTAGTAATGGTTCGTTTGAAAGTGTTACATCATCAATTCTGGCTTCATCCAATTTCTTGTATTTCATAATCACCTTATCAGCAATTTCATCATATACTATATCGTATAATTCAGAATTACTCATAATATTTTCAACAAATTCTTTGGATTGAAATTTGATAACTTCTCCAGAACGCTTGTCTGTCCATGAATACCAAGCACCAGATTGAGATACAAGGTTGTGTTCTTTCATAACAGTAAGCCAACTACTGTAATCATCAATTCCACTATCAAAGTAAACTTCATATTCACATTCACGAAGCGGTGGACCACAACGATTTTTAACTAACTTTGCCTTAACTCTCGAACCAACAATTTCATCACGACCTTCTTTCTTTGCCTTAATAGCACCGATTGAAGACAGACGAAGACGAACAGATGCATGGAAAGGAATACCTTTACCACCAGGTGTTGTCCAAGGATCAGAGAATGCTGGAGCATTAAGTTTCTGACGAAGTTGGTTTGTAATAATCAAACAAATTCTTTCTCTACCGATAAGATTTGTAATCTTTCTCATTGCCTTTGAAATGATAAGTGCCTTTGCCGTTGCATAACCGTCTTTATCAAAATCTGCAGCCATTTCTGTTTTAGTTGATGCACCGGCGATTGAATCAACTACAATAGTTACCAATCTGTCTTTATCGGATGAACGAACTTTGTCAATAATAACATCAACGGTTTCAAAAATATCTTCTACGGTTTCCAATGGAATGTATAACATATCCTTTAAGTTCAGACCGATTGCACTCAAATACTCGGTAGCAATAGCATTCTCGGTATCAATATAAACAGCAAGACCACCTTTCTTTTGTGTGTTGAGAAGGGCATGGGCTGCCAATAGAGATTTACCAGATTGTTCGAGACCTGTTATTTCAGATACACGACCAACAGGAAAACCACCATACTTACGATTAGAAATGGCCAAGTCCAACATGGTTGAGCCAGTTCCTACCCATTCTTTTACTATCGTAGGTGCATCACTATCACCTTCAAGAAAGTAAGCGGTCTTAATGTTTTGAGCTTTGAATTGTTTGTTTATAGTTTCGGCAATGACTCCACCGAGTTCATCGGATAAATCACTTTTTGATTTTGCCATAACTCACCCTTATTAAAATAGGTCATCAAATGTAACGCCAATATCATCAGCAGATGATGTGGGTTTCTCACTCTTTTCTTGTTTGTAATTCAAATCAGCTGCAGGTTCTTCTTGTGATGAAGTTCCCATCCAAGTTTGTAATTGAATTTTCAAATCATCATACGATGGTTCAGGAAACAATTCAGTAATCTGTGGTTGTGTCTTAATTTTTTCAAGAACATCCTGAGATTCTGTGATTGGGGTTTCTTTTGGTTTAACACGAATAGTTGTTTCTGCATAAGTTTTACCAGCTTCTTCTGGTGACTTAACGGTAACAACAATATCACGACCAGATTTAGGATCAGACAAATCACCGTAATCGGGATCAACAAAGAAAGCAAGTAGTTCTTCATAGACTTGTTTACCAAATCCCCAAAACTTAACACCTTCATTTTCTTGACCACGAATGATAACAGGTGCATAAACTCTCATTTTTGGTTCGAGTTTTCTACCCATTACCCAGTCTTCTTTATCGCCAGTTTGTTTCAACTTCTCAGCAAATTCAACGATTGGATCAGGACGGCCAAATGATACAGGTGAAAGAATAGAACGCTTACCGATATTGTAATGAAAATACAATTCGATGAAAGGGTTTTCTCTATTGTGAATGTAAGGGGCAATACGAATTTGGGTTTCGCCCGGATCGGGTTTCCAAATGTTTGATGTGCGATTGTTTGTGTTTTTCAAAGAGTTCAAACGACTCTTGATTGCATCGAGGTTAATACTCATGCTGTTTCTCCAAATGTGTAATGAATAATGATTAAATGTTACTAAAAGAATGTTAGTCCTAATAGAACAATACTAATATACGAATTTAATGTTTAATAAGCAAGCAATTTTTTCTATAAATAAATATGGGGAATCCAAAGATCCCCCATTATGTAATTTTTTAGTTGGCAATTTACTATCACTTTTTGTTATATGTCATAAGTTTTTTCAATCTACGAACAAATGTTTCTGGCAATTTCTCAACATTGAAAGTGTTATCAACCCATTGTGGAGCATCATCTGTTTGGGGCATAACGTCACGCTTTGGTGCACCTGCAACCGGCTTACTTTTAGATTTTAAGAGCTTAACATTTTCCCAAATGTAATTCGCAACAGCTTCTGGTGTATCACCTTTTCCATATTTCTTGAACACTTCAACAACTGGTTCTTGTATATTATCTATAACATATTTTTTTAGCTCGCCTTGACCAACAGTAAACAAATTGACACCACCACCAGATGCTTTGGGAACATCTCCAGTTTGAGCTGCAATACCAAGTTGTGTTGCTTTAAGTGCCTCCATTGGTTCTTTAATATCTGTCAAATCCATTGCCTTTATTTTTGCTTCTGGATTTATACAAAATACTTGTGACCATCTATGGTGTCCATCAATAACAAATGTTCCACCGCCACCGGTAACTATAGATCTTCCTGCTGGAGCAACAACCCCGCCTTTCAAGGAAGCTTCTGCACTTGCGGGATCTTTAAGTGGATAACTCAAAGAATTATCCATTACCACTTCATTTTGAGTTGGTCTTAAATCCGTGCAGACAGGTGTCATTGCGGATGTTTTTACAGGTGCTTTGTCAGACAATTTTTCTATCGCTGCAATAAATTTTGGATCGTTTACGTGTTTACCCAGAGAAGCAACGAATTGTTTGTAATCCTTTTTCAGAATAGTTTTCAATATGTTTTTTCCCTTGTCTTCGTTAAGTTTCATTTTAACTTCATTTACTATTTTTTTCAATGAATTTTTCATAATCACTCCCATTATATCGTATTTACAAATTCTTCTTGTATTTTAAGTTCTTCATCTGTTGCCTTTCCGGTTGCACCCCAATCAGGAAGAACTGACATTATGTGAAATGCCTTAGCACTTCTGACATCTTTCATCCATTTACCAGATGTTGGGTTATCTTTGTTTTTTAATATATTCACATGATTTAGTCCTGGAAATACATATAAAGGCATACCACTTTCTTTTGCAAGCATAACCGAATGTTTTAATGGAACTATATTATCACTACCACCATGAATGATTGCACCATTGCCACTAATTTCTGATCCAGTTAATGATACAGTAGGCCATTGTCTATTCCATGCAGGTGCAACAAGATAAACTGTATCTGGTTTTTTTGCACCCATTGATAATGCTTGGAGAAGTATTGCTCCACCCCTTGAATATGCAATCAAAGTTTTTGGAGATTCCTCATTCAAATACAATATTGCCTTTTCAATATCTTCAGTTGTTATTTTTGTTGAATCGGAAAATGCAGGACAACCGGTATCTTGGTCTGGATTTGTCCATTCGATATTACACGCATCCACTCTCATGTCCTGTGGTTTCATACCAAAACCATGAAACGCACCTTTATCTATACCAATTTCTTTCAGTATATCTAAAAGTTTTATCATTTATATCTACCAGAAATCATATGAGTTCTAACTATTTCTTTTATTTTTTTACGAAGTTTATTCTTCATTCTCTCACTAACTTTTTTTTCTGCAGGTTCTTCATCTGGAACGGATTCTGGTTCTTCTACGGTTAAAAGTGATTCAACATCAGAATCTATTTTTTCTGAAATTTTTTCTGAAACATGGTTTATTTCAGATGAAATAGTATCTAGTAATTCAAAATCAGCATCAGTCAATCTTCTTTTTATGTAAAGAGATATTTTCTCAATAAGTTTTTGAATATCTTTTTCATGTAATTCTTTTTCATTTTCGGCATAAGGCATATCCTTTATCTTTTGTAAAGCCGAAAATAAAGAAGTCAATTGTGGATTGCCAAAAAATCTAGATGATAATGATTCCAATTTATCTTTATTTTCACCGTAAACTTCAGATGCTACAAGTTTTTTAAACCAAGATTTTACTATTTCCGGATTTTCTTGTGGAAAAATCACACGAATATAACTTTTTATCTTTGCAATAGATCTAGATGCGTCTATCAATACGATATAGCTAAATGGGCTAACTGCAGAAGAAGTTATCGATTCATTTATTTTTTTCTTTTTCATTGTTGTTTCTCAAGGCATTAGTGTTATTTTCAAACCGTTTTGGATAAGATATAGACTAATGCTAGTTTTTTTGTTAAAAAAATGTAATTTTCCAGATATTGGTTTCTTGTATTGATAACCCATAGATTTCAATGCATTTATTATTTCATTTTCTTTGTATGCACTCGCATCAATAACGTTATCTGGTAATATAGTTATGTTACCTAACTTAACTTTTAATTCTTCAAATATAGCATCAAATCCAGTTCCCTCTGAAACTTCCATTCTTTCCAATATATTTTTAACTATAATATTGGATATTTTTTCTACCAAAATATTTGTAGTATTTTTTTTCATGTTTTTATCCATTGGTATATCTAATAAATATCAAAAAGTATGAACTTTAACGAGAAAAATTTTAACTACACGGAAACCTTCTTTGTTTTTTAGAAGAGCACAATTTCTATATCTCTCCCATTCTATCGGATATTTTTTATCCAAAATACCGTTATTAAGATTCATAATCAGTTCATTGAGCGCATTTATAGTGTATATCGTATTTGTTTCCCTCTTTTGATGAACCATTATAGAATTTGGTAAAAATTTCTTATACGAATCCATTATTATGTTGTATGATAATATAGCATCTTCACGGGTTTCAAACGATTTAAAATGAAATATTTTATTATTTAGTATTGAAAAATTTCTAGTTATATCATCGATAGTTTCTTCAACTTGATGTTTACGAGTAAATGTGCATACTAATTGTGTTTTCAATAATTTTCTCTCTTTTTTTATGAATATTTACTTCATATAAATATGTTTTTAATTCTGAATAATGCTACCAAAAGTATCACCTTTGTAAATTTTTACTGACATATTATCAGTCTCAAATGCACTATGAAGAATGTCTATCAATTCAGTTTCATCGGGATGAATATCAAATATAAAGGCATCGTATAAATACATCATAAATACGGATTGTCTATCCTTCAAATGTGGTAAAATAGTTTTTATCTTACGGACATTATATTCTGTTTCTAATGATTGCAATACATAGTTGAATACTTTATTTGGTGTTGCGTCCTGTATATCACGAAATAGTTTTTCATAAAACCAAGATTTAACCATACCTTCCGATTGGTATTGTTGATACATGGTATCAATCATTGCTTGAACAGTTTGAAAAAACGGATGATTCATAAACTCAGGAGTTATTGTGCCATAGATGTTTTGAAATACCTTACCTTTGAATTGATCATAATCCATATCAATTCCTAATTCATTCCGTATTTGTTCGTATGGATGATAGTCGAATTGATAATCTAATATCTTTGCCAACAACTTTATATGAAACGCATCGTAATCAAACTGAACAATCTTACCACCTTCAAATCTTGAACGAATTTTATCACGAGTTCCGTCTTTCTTATTCATAGCAGAAAAGTTAAATCCACCCCAAGCATTACTTGGTCTGCCAGTTGCAGTATACCACATATAGTTTTGTTTTTTTATTTCATCACCAACAAGAATATGATTTTTTTCTATCTCATGGAATACTTCTATGAAATCGTTACAATAGTTTACACATTTTTCTTTTTTGAACTCGAATGGTTTTAATCTCAATACATATTTTGAAATACCTCTTGCCCATTCCAATTGATTTGTCAATGGAATGACATGACCTAAATCTTCTATCTTGTAAAACTTGTTAGCAAGATATTCCATACCTTTTGGATAAAATTCTTGTGGATTGATGGGTGTTGTTGCATAATAATGTAGGTATGAATTTACATCAAAACCATCATTAAAATCATTATTCATCAATACTTTTTTATTGAACACAAGAGATTTCGGATGTAGTTTTATTTCTTGTAGGGTTATATCTGTATCAATTTCATCTGGATGCGTAAAATTGATATATTGTTCTTCATCATTACCAAATGACAAATAAAGTCCTACAATAGCAACTTCTGATTGATGTTTGTTGGCATTACTTGTGATTGGCACACAAATACATGGTTTGTCTTGGAAATTTACTTTTTTATTTGTAACCATCATATTTTGAAAATTCTCTATAATTAGTCAATGTCTTTGCTAATATAGGGAATTTTTTTGAATTTCGCAAAACAATTCTTCTGTTAGTATCTACTACACCGGCTTCAATTAATATATTATTATTATCATATACATCAAATTCAATACCGGTAATCTTCCAATTTATTTGCAATAAACCATAAATAAATTGATTCACACCCTTTCCCTGTGTTTCATATGTTTTTACTTGTTTTTCATCTATTTCAAAAAATACTCTGTTCGGTTCATTTCTTTTATAGACAAAATATCGTTTCATTATACCATCTTTTAGTTCATCGCCAGTTGGTTGTCTACGGACTGCAATTGGTGGTGTATAATTAAAATAGTCAGTATTTATGCCACTAACCTTTGTTTTTCCCGATGGTAAAACTACATAGTGTTTCAAATCAAGATATTTTAAATAACTGGATTCTTTATCAATGTATTCTGTTAGTTTTTTAGATCTAAAAGGATCCCATTCTTTTTCTGTAAAAACTTCTCCAGTTGTATACCTATGATAAAATCCTGTATATTCTTTCCAATCATCCAAATACATCCATTCCTTACCTTTTGTATAAAGGTCTTTGATTATTTGATTATCTGGATAATATATTTTTTTACGAAATGCCATTTTATACCAAATTACGAGCTAGCAGTTCCGACTGGAGAATTTGCATCCAATCTACAAACAGTATGTAAAGTTGTCTCCCAGATATGAGGAGTTATTTTGTGATCTATTTTGGTTATTGCAAAAACCATTTCAGCATCAACATATTCTTTTGGCAATAAATTAGTTTTTATTATATTACCAAAACTAAATCCGGAAATACCATCTATTGTTATACTCAATTCAACGGGATATATCACTTTGGTCAACCAGTGGGGTTTTTTACCCGATTCAATAGCGGAAACTTTTTTCAATCTCGATTGTAAACCTCTGTATGTTTCCGACCATTTTTCATTAAAACCATTGGATGCAAATGCTGCTAAATGTGCATCCATTTCATCTTGTGTTTTTTTAGGTTCTTCTGGTTTTTTATTTTGTGAAACCGGAGTATCGTTATTTGCATTTCTACTTCCTCTCGCCTTAGTAAATGCAGCTGCTGCCAATGGTCCAGGTGGTTTTGATGATATATTTATGTTTTTTATTAATGGTTTAAATATATTGCCTTCAAAAGGAAAAGGAGTTACGGAATCAGAATGCACGGATGATATATTAGTATCTTCTATTGAAAGAATAGCTATTTCAAGATTATTATATTTACTCCGACCTTTCATTGTATCTGGATTATCACATAATACAGCAGAAAATTGGTACATATCTCCAGATGCAACATTTATTCGTTTTAACACATCTTCAACAAATTTTGTTATATTTCTATAAGAAATGTTTGCAGCATTTTCTTGTATAAAATTTCTATATGTATCTTTTATGTAATTAACCGAAATGAGTATTCCACCAATATTTATCAGCTCTGAATCTCTAGCACCGTTTTTAGTTATATTTACATCAAATTTATTTTTCCCATTCCACAGTTTTGCTGGATTGAAACCAAACGAGTTTGCAGTCCAAGCACCTGGTTTTACGCCACCATATGAACCCATTTGTTCACTTGGAAAAATAACATCTTGTGGATATGATGATTTTATGTTTGGTAGATGTTGTGTTGTGTTTCCATCAACTTGTAATTGAAATATTGATCCCAAACCGGGTGCACCACCTTTTTCAAACTGATCAATTAATGTATTGGTTGCCTGTACAAATCTTGTTACACTAGTATACCAAAATGTTTGAATATTTGCTCCACCAGAGTTTTCATCTGCATATGGCCAACCAATACAAAGATAGTCTAAAATGTTATTTTTAGTTAATTCTTTGGCTACATAAGCGGTTTGTCCTGCTACAGACATCACAAAGTCTTTTGGGTTATTTTTGTTACTACCAGTTATTGCCGCCAAATCAGAATCTATTATACTTGCAATATTTATTCCAGCGATAGCAGCACCAGCACCATCGGTAGATTTTGAATTTGGATCTGTTTCCGCTTTTGTTTGATCTCCGGAAATACCAATTGATATGGATGCAGCAGATACTATTGAAACTTCAGCATTCATAGATAAGTCAATATTATATGACCAGTTGAAGTTATTTATTATTCCGGTAAATGCTTGGTTATTTCGGAGTCCTCCTACTGACCATCCCCATGATAGTTGCACTTCTTTTCCTGGAACAAAAAATAAATTTGAAACCTTTTGCATATTAAATGAATTTGTATTTTGTTTAGGCCAATATGTAAAATTAAACTTACCACGAAGCAAAGATCCAACAGTTCCATCGTTTGTAATATCTATCGATTGTAGTAATGGATAAGCCGGAACATTTCTTGTAGAATCATAAAGTGTTAGATTACCACTTTTATCAGTCATTGCCCTTGGTCCGTCAAATCCTAAAGCCATACCGTTTTTTCCACCTGCCTTTACATGACCATATGCGGTTTTTCTATAACTCCATTCTAATACTGCATCATTTACGCCAGACCGTACTGTTGCACCAACATATTTTGCACGAGCTGCCAGTTCGTCTTTAACACCCTTATCAACTTGATTGTAGAATGGATTGTAATATTCTCCAGCAGCACCACCTTTTGCTTTACTAAAATTAGGCATAGTTATCTTTCACTTTCGTTGTAAATATCCAATAAAGTATAAATTCCCGAATTTTCAGTATAGAACGGTATTTTTATTATCAATCCCGCAGGAACATCCATACTGCCCTTTCCTAAATTATTAACTTTAGCAATAACAAACCACAAGTGCTCATCTCCATAATATTCTCTAGCAAGAATATCTAATCGGTCTCCTTCTTGTGATAATATCTGTGTATATTCAACATTTTCAAATGTTGGATAAAAAATTGTAGATAACCTACGAACATATTTTATAGTATTATCAGATTCTATTTTTTTGGAATTTGATATTATTTTTGTATTTCCATATCTTTCGGACATATTGTTTCCTATAACAATGAAGTTTGTTTACAATAAATATCTATGATAAAAATATAATCTTAATTTGTACCAAATCCCTGTAATTCACTTGCAGTTCTAAAAGAACCCTGCATTCCAGCGTTACCTCTATTGCCTCCAGCTATTTTGCCGCCACCAATACTTGATGTTCCTGTACCTGATTTTTTACCTCGTTTTGTTCCGGTGCTCTTCCTTTGACCACTATTTCCGTCTCTATTGTTCGTGTCACTATTACCACCCCCCTTTCTATTAGATGTGTTGTTACCACTACCGCCTCCACCGTTTCCTCCATTATCTACACCACCACCTGCTCCACCGCCGGTATCTCCAGTTCCACCGTTATCAATAGCGCCTTCGGTTCCTCCACCTCCACCACTACCGCCACCGCTACCACCGCTACCACCGCCGGTATCTGCACCTTCTCCTGTTCTACTTCCATCATTGTTTCCGTCTTCACCATTTCCCCTGTTTAAATTTTCATTTATTCTATTTTTAGATTTATTGTTATCATCATCAACATTACCGCTAGGATCATACGCTGTATCAAATGTTTTCAAGAAATTTACCTTAGACTTATCGGTTGGTTCCAATCCAGTTTCAATATCATTACCTGTATCGTCATATAATTGATACATTGTTCCACCCCATTCTGGTCTGTAAACACCAACTGGAGTATAAC